ATGCTCACAGATACGAAACTGAAAAACCTGAAGCCAAGAGAGAAGCTCTATAAAGTCACCGATCGTGATGGCCTCTACGTTGCCGTGCAACCAAGCGGCTCCGTCTCCTTCCGATATGACTATCGAATTAATGGCCGGCGCGAGACGCTGACGATCGGCCGATATGGTGCTGACGGTATCACATTGGCTGAAGCGCGCGACGAACTCAATACCGCCAAAAAGATGGTGGATGCAGGCCAGTCGCCGGCTGCAGCAAAGCGCGACGGTATCATGCAAATTAAGGGGGCGGAAAATTTCTCCGACTATACCGTCGCCTATATGAAACACGTCCGCCTTGCAGATAGCACTCGGGCGATGAAGCAGGCAGTGATCGACAGAGACATCCTGCCAACGCTGGGGAAAAAACTTCTGCATGAAATCACTACGCCAATGCTCCGCACACTGTGCGACAAGATAGTCGACCGCGGCGCCAGGGCGACGGCGATCCAGGTACGGGAAATTGTCAGTGCCGTTTTCACCCATGCTATTGACCGCGGCCACGCAGTTCCAAACCCGGCGGCAAATATCAAAGCTTCCAGCATTGCCACATTTGAAGAACGCGATCGCGCGCTGGAGCCTTATGAGATCGGGTTGTTCTTCAATGCCCTAAACTCTACCGGCGCCGCATCTTCACTAAAGCTGGCTTTGAAGCTGATACTGATCACGATGGTGCGCAAGGGGGAGCTGACTGACGCCACCTGGAAGGAGGTCGATTTTTCTTCAGCGCGCTGGACGATACCAGCAGAGCGGATGAAGGCGGGGCGTCCGCATGTTGTGTATCTGTCTCAGCAGGCGATTGACATCATGGTTGCTCTCCAAGTGGCAGCGTGTGGTTCCGATTACATCCTGCCGGCCAGATATAACCCAAGAAAATCCATGTCCAACTCAGCGCTTAACCGGGTGATCAATACGACAAACGAAAAAATCAGGGAATCAGGAAAAGAAATAGCGCACTTCACAGTTCACGATCTGCGTAGAACTGCCAGCACGCTGTTGCATGAAGAGGGGTTTAATACGGATTGGATTGAGAAGTGTTTGGCCCATGAGCAGCGCGGCGTGCGCGCGGTATACAACAAAGCAGAGTATGCCGAACAGCGCCGGGATATGCTGCAGCAGTGGGCCAATATGGTGGATGGGTGGATCGAAGCGGAGCGGGTAAAGTAGAAATCAATTTTGTCGTGCGCTGACTGATGCCAGGCACTGATCGAACATGGATATTTTGGGGCTTTGCGCGAACCGGCGTTTTCCGCCGGAATACGCATAAGTGCATGGTTGATTACCGTGTAGCTTTCGCTCGATTAGCTGGTAGTCAACTAACGTCGCCAGCGCGCGGCTAAGGGCATGTGACGAGATGGGCTTATGTTCCATTTCGTACAGTTCCTTTATCTTTGCATAGCCGATGTTCTCGTTGTCTTTCACGATCTGCATAACATCATCACGGTTGTGTTTCATGATGCGATCCTCACTGCTGCTGGTATGGTGAATCCGCCGGGGAGCAGTTCGACGTCATTCCGTGGGCATTCGTTACCCCAGTGGTGCCAGCCTGGCGCGTCACCTCTGCTGAAAAGTTCAATTCGTGACACGTCACCATATAACCGCTCGAGACGATTCCGCGCTTCCCATGGTTTCGCGCTGTGCTGCGTGATTGGCGCGTAGATCACCTGCTTCACAGATGCATCCTGTCGTTCAAGTCCAGATCCGCGCACGGCAACGAGCATTGACTCCTGATTGCCTCGGCTGTAGTTGCCCGGGTTCATGCGGGTGATCCCGTTGATGAGGTCGAGGAAGTCATAGAAATCTACCAACCCGTCCTCAATCGCGGCGTTCACTGTACGCTCTGCAAGTTCGTTGAACTTCACCCAGGTAAACAGGAACATCTGCCGCACGTCGAATCCCCATGCCGCAGCCAGCTCCTTCGCCTGCTCTGCATGCGTGCCGGTGTACCACATTGCCAATAAGCTATTTTCTGCTGCGATTGACCACACAGGAAGCCGCTTCAAGTCCTGCAGCGTCATCGTGCTGTAGTGGTTGCCGGCGGCGCCGTTGCTGATCTTGTTTCCGTACTGCCATGGCGGATCTGCATAGATAAGTTGATAACTCATACCCTATCCCCTTTGATTGATAGACCGATAGAGCGAAGGGATTCCCTTACCTTGTATCCATCAAGCAGCTCAAAATCTTCCATCTCTGGAAGCTCAACCACGATGCTTGCTCGGCTGGCCTGCCATGCCTTCCACATCAAACGAACAACAGTCTCATTGGATGTGCTGATGTGCAGAACCATTTCTTTGTTAAACCACTCTTCAAACTCTTCGCGTAGCTTATCCACTGATTGCCTCCGCCATCCTAACGACCAGCACAGTCAGGCCGATCGACAGAAACCAAAACACGAACAGGCCAGCAAGCATATAGGCCCACACATTACGCATCATGTGACGTTTGATATTCATGCTGCGCGCTCCTGTACTGGCCGTTGTTTGCGCTGACGGACATCGGGGGAATAATCCGGCGTGCGGCCGGTGTTCTCGGCCTGTTGCTTATCGAGCCACGCTTCTACTTCATCCAAGTTCCAGGCCACGGTGCGATTGGTCAGTGCAAAGCGTTGCGGAAATTCTCCTGCCTTTTCCAGTTTTGTGATCTGCGACTCCGACATGGGAACCATCGCCAGGAGTTGGGGTTTTCGAATTGCTGCTTTCATTGCTTCTCCTTTGGCGGGGCCGTAGCCCCGCGGCGGTTGGTTACATTGGGACTTCGTTCAACTCATCGCGACGGATGTTGTAAACGTCGGTGGCTGCCTGCAGCTGTTCTTCATGTGGCGCAAGAACGTGCGCGCCGTATTTATAGGCTTTGTCTAGTTCTTCCACGCTTGCGGCTTTGTTTGCCGCTTCGGTAAATGCAGCCAGAAGATCGTCAGGCGACCGCTCATCTTGGTTCACCATCTTGATCTCTTTTTCCGGCTTCTTGCCGTTGATAAGGCTGTTTACGCCGGCGGCGCTAGTGGCGGGTGGGGTGACGTCGCGCTCAACGCGTGGTTGCGGCGCGTCGAATTCATCTGGCGTGTACACACCGAGAATCACTTCAGGGCAGTACAGGCGCGCCCAGTATTTAACTGCCAGATAGGCGATCTGCTGTTTTGGTGCAGTTTTCCAAAGGGGTGAATTGCGCGTGGTGATAGGTGCCAGATAGACTGGCTCACCCCAGGTTATTTCTGTTTCACCGCGGATCACTGCGCCTACACGAATGAATAAACCTGCTTCATGCTGTTTATCAGGATGCAGCATGTACGCATCCCAGTCGCCGCCATATTCGTACTTGAATCGACCTTGAACGGCGCGAGAACTGGTTACTACCGCGTTAACTAACTGAGCCTCGTAGCCCAAAGTGCCATTTACCAGGTGGGTTTTTTGGGCTACTGCAAACGGGTTCATTCCCCACTGTGCCGCCTGCATTGCCACAGCCATGCAATCCGCTGGTTTTCCTGCAAGGTGTTTTGGCAGCGTCTGCACACTCTGAGCCATTACTTCAGCGAACTGTTGTAACTGGCGTAGTCCGGATGGGCTAAAAATTGCCGTTGCTGTGTCTGTTACGTCGTGGTTTCCCACTGTGATGATGTCATTGCTCATGCGTATTGGTCCTGTTTGCGCACCCATGCTGGGCGTTGAATTTTTTCGACGCCGCCCCATTCATCGGTGATGCGGCACTGGTGATAGGTATTCAGATCCCGGCGGTAGAGTCGGTGACCCTCGTCTACGTCTGCTGCGTCGAGTTCAAAAACGCGTACCGGGTAGCGGCCGCAGTCGATCGTCTCACTGACAGCCAGGAAGAAAAATCCGGGAGTTTCGCCGGTGACCTGCTGGAATCCATCGCGGTACATGGCATCCTGGACGTGATAGCGGAACTCCTCGATGTGGCGCGCGAAACGGTCCATGTCTGCAACCTTCTTCACGTCCACAATTACCGGGTGATCACTCAAGTGCCTGTCTGGCCGGCACCGGCACAACTCACCAGTTTCCGGATCAGTCCAGTAAAATGAAGATTCGCAATTGCCGTCAGCTTCGAGCATCCAGCGCGCCGCGGGGTGAGCCATAACGCTGTCGCGCATTAACTGAAGTTTCCGTCCTTGCTCTGCGTCCATGACGGTTTTACCGGTATGCTCGCAGTCTTTCAGAAATGCCGCCTCGGCTTCCTTGCCGGCGGTGGTGCGCCGGTTAAATTCCGGCGCGATGATGAACCGCTTGCTGAATTCGTCCGGCTCAAGCAGCTTGCAGTGCAGAGCCGTTCCCATGTCCAGCGCCTTTAGCTTTTCAGTGTCGACCGGTGCCGACTTGATCCACTGAAGCAGAGCCGGGTTCTTGGCGACCATATCCAACTGAGACTTACTCACGCCGTCGCCGGCGTGGTAATCCTCGTTTGAAATGTCGTGGTAGATGCCTTGTTTCATTACGCCACCTCGTCGAACTGGTGGCGCCGGCGGTAGATCTCCAAAGCGCGCTGACGCTTTACCAGCTCCGTTATGCAATCCCAAATTGCAGCGCCTGCCAGTTCCTGGTATTCGGTTGAGTCTGCGCCCAGGGCTAAAACCTCCGGTTCAAATTCCGGCGGAAGGTACTTGCTGATGAAAGCGGTGAAGCCGTGAATCGGCACATTCTTATCCAGCGCCTCAACCTCTGCATAAACTGCCTCGTTATCCTGCTCTGTGAAGCTGGCAACGATTTTTTCAATATCGATAGCCTGTTGTGCGTTCATAATGGCCTCAGTAGTTAATGGTCATGTGCTGCACCTGCATACGTGCAACTGCTTCAACGCATTTTTTCGCGCAATCTTCCTGCACTCCCGCCGCCACCAAATCGGCAACAACAGAGCGATTAACGGCGCGACGATGCTCAACATCTGCCGATTTAGCCGCAATTTCGTCCGCTGCTTTTTTCTCTGCAGCAATCCGATCCTGCTCTGCCTTTTGTGCCCGAAGCCGTTCAGCCTCAACGGCTTCTTGCTTCTCGCGTTCAGCACGTTGTTCTGCTGCAATGCGCTCTTGCTCTGCGCGTTCGGCTGCTGCCTTTGCATCGGCTTCTCGTCTGGCCGCGGCTTCGAGTTCTGCCCGGCTCTTTTCTTCTGCTTCTCTGCGCGCGCGTTCTTCTGCTTCGCGTTTGATTTGTGCTTCTCGTTCCCGCTGTGCAGCCTCGGCTTGCTCAATGCGCAGGCGCTCGAGCTCTTTCGCTTCAGCCTCGCGTTGCCGTGCCGCTTTCAGAGCCACTTCTAACTTGGTGATAGCTGCGTCTTTTGCTACGCCTGCCTCTGCCGTAACCTCCTGCCATGAGTCATCTATCGCTGTTGCTTTAACCGATTCCAGCCTTGCCGCTATCTCTTCCGCTGGTGGGACGTTGCCAAACTCATCGACAACGTTGGCAATTTCACGAAGCGCTGACAGTCGTTGCTGCAGGTCGGCAACGCGTTGCTTTTCTGCATTCTCAAATTCGGTAAGAGGAAGGCGTACTGCGTCACGAAGCTGATCGCATGCATCAACAAATCGTTTAATTTCCTGCTCAGCAGGTTTTACTGCTTCTTTCAGGCGGCGGAGGTAATCACGCCCTGGCTTCTCGACCGCTGTCTTGCTTCTGGAAACCTGCGCCGCTAGTGATGCGATCCTGTCGCGCCCTTTCTTGGTTGACAGGTCCGGCACTTCATTTGCCACCGCCTCTTTGATCTGTTCGAAAAACTGATCCAGGCCGTTTGGTTTATAAATTGCTGGCGCCATCTCTTCGGTTATGCTGATAGCCGGTAGTTGTTTTTCTTCGCTCATCTGTGTGCAACCTCTAATTGATTGGCCGCGTCCAGCGCGACACGTGTTGTAAATGCCCAGTGCAGGGCTTCATTGAAATCTGCAAACCGCCAACTGACACAGCCGCAGACGGTTACGCAGAAAATCCCGTTGATGGTTTGAGAAATCATTTTTAGTCCTATTGATTACCTGCAAGGTAACTACTGGTGGCGCGAGAAACCTGCGCCCCGCAGGGCGAGGTGGGTTTTATTCGTTCACTTCGTGCATTTGTCCGATTTCAAGGTAATAAGCGATGTCGCTCATTCTCATTGACGGTTGCGGCCATACTGCGTCGCGCCAGATGTCGCCGGTCAGGCGGGTTTTCATGTAGCCATCAACGAGCATCCATTGGCGATCGTTCATCTTTGACCCGTAGATAACATTTGGCTTCATCGTGTAACCCTCTGCTGTGTCCCCGGCGTGCGGGGAAAATCGTTAATGTTTAGGTGATCACCGCATCATCGCGGTGCCTCAATTCCTGCCTGATTGTTAAAGAGCATCATTACCAGATTGGTAACTTCTTGAGGTAATAATCGACCGTAAACGGATTGGTGTCAATAGTCAGTAATAGAAAAAGTTACCCAAAAGGTAATTATTGGTGACATGAGAAACCGCCGCATGGCGGTAACTTGTTGTCATGAAATGGGATTGTCTTGTTAGATACGCGCCTGCTGCATAACGAACTCAATGAACGATTCGATCTTGGCTTTATCTTCGGCCGGCAACTGCGCGTATTGTGATCGATCATAGTTAATCAGGGTAGGGTCTTTTGGCTTCAGCAGCAACTCATAGCCGCGGCGCCCGAAAGCACCGGCGATCGCTTCCAGGCTGTTGATGGTGATATTGCCTTCGCGGCTCAGCACCCGGTTAACTGTGGACTGGCCGACGCCGGCAGCGGCGCCAACTTTAGCCTGGCTGGAAAGTTCGCGGTTGTTGCTCATCCACAATTCCAGGTTGCTCGCCACAATGGCGCCGACTTCGGTTTCTTCTTGCACAGCTTCGGCGCCGGCAGCCATTGCCATCATGTGATCGCGGTCCAACCAAAACTTAGGTTTATTCGCTGCAACCTCAAGCTTGCGCGCTACTGAGTCACCGATTGTCTTGTGGTTCTTGTCTGTCGCCGGCTTCAGCCAACGGCTGATCACGTTGGCATTAATCTCCAGCCGTTCCGCCAGGCGTACTTGTCGGCCATCGAAATCACGGTTGATGATGTCGCGGAGGTTCTCGCGGCGGATGTCGTTAATGCTTTTCATAGTGGTTTCACAGTCCCTTGAATAGGTTGTTGCCTGTATTTAAAACAAAATTACCTAAATGGTAAACGAACCGGAAAGGTAACAAACTTGCGAATTAGCACCATTTAGGTGATTATCTGCACGATCAAACATTGAAAAGAGGCAGGATATGGAGCCGTTTAACTTCAAACAATTCTGGCTGGGGATGAGCAAAGATGAGCGTGATGCGTTTGCAGAAGAAGCCGGCACCACCGCGCTCTACATCATGACGCATACGCAGAGGAAGACGCGAATGCCAAAGAAAAAGTTCATTGATCAGCTGTTTAAGGCGTGCAAGAAAAGAAAGCCGGATTTGACAAAACAGGAACTGGTGCTGTTCTTCTACTGATTAACGCCACCACACCAAGGGTCGCTAACGCGGCCCTTTTTTATTGCTCACAGCCACGGGTAATAAAAATCTATTTATGGTTGATCTATTTTTGCTTTGCATGCATTCTTACATCACTGACGACAGTAAAAGAGGCCTATGAATGAAAATTGTTACCCGGGCCGAGGCCATAAATCTCGGTCAACTCCGGTTCTATACCGGCAAGCCTTGCCGTAATGGTCACTACTCTGAGCGCTTTACGAGTAACGGCGTTTGTGTGGAATGCTCCGCGCAACACTCCTCCGCTTACCGCAAGCACATCAAGAAACTGATCCACGACGCCAGGGCAAAAGTAGCGGAGGTGAGCTGATGGCCGGCGACTGGATAAAAATGCGTTCTGACCTTCACACACATCCGAAAATTGTCCGCATGGCGTCCGCATTGAAAGCGGACAGACTTCGGATTGTTGGCGGACTACATTCCGCATGGTGTCTCTTTGATGTCCATTCTGTTGACGGATTCCTTGACGGTTACAGTCCTGAAACGCTCGACGACATGATCGGATTTCCTGGATTTTCTCGCGCAATGATGGCTGTTGGCTGGCTGGAAGTTGACGGCGAAAACCTCGTAATGCCTAGATTTGACGAGCATAACGGGCAGTCTGCCAAGCGCCGCGCGCAGGATGCGGCGAGGAAAAGAAGCGTCCGCAAAATGTCCGCATCGCAAGCGGACAAAATGACGACCAGAGAAGAGAAGAGAAGAGAAGATCTAAAAGATAAAGATCCCCCTCTTACTCCCCCAAAGGAAAAACAAGCTTATCCCTATCCGGAAGGATTGAACGTATCCGCCTGGGAGGAGTGGAAGCAGTATCGGCGTGATTTGAAGATCAAGGCGTATGCACCAACGCCAAGAAGCGAAGGGGCGGCAATCACGAACCTGTTGAAGCTGTCAGGTGGAGATCTGCAGGTGCAGGCAGAAATCATCAAGCAAAGCATGGCCAATAGTTGGCATGGGTTATTTGAACTTAAGACCGGAGGCAACCATGAGACAGGCGGGCGATATGGTGCGGGACCTGATTACAAAGGCAACGCAGTCGAAGCAGTTCACGCAGCAACAGCCAGGATGCGAGAGCAATACGGACTCACAATCCCTGGACAGAACAATCAGGATTTGGGATCGCATGGTGGAACTGTATTCGGACAAATGGACCAGGCGGAACGGGCTGACCCCGCCATCACTCTGGATCAACGCGATTGGAAAGCTGTCTGACGCTCAGATCAAGGCCGGCATAGGTGAGTGCATGAGGCAGTGCCTGGTTGAAGGCAATAAGTTCGCTCCGGACCTGTCCGACTTCTTGGCATACGTCAGCAGCAGCACAAAGCATGGCCTTGGAATCGACGTTGACGAGGTGATGCAGGAGTTTAACGCCTACTGCAAGAACCGAAGCCGCTACAGCTGCGCGGAAACATATCCGTGGAAGCATCCGGTTTTCTACTGGATATGCTGTGACCTTCGCTCTGAGATGATCCAGAAAAACCTTACCAGCGGAGAGCTGGAGAAGCTGGCAAAGAAAAAACTGAATGCTTGGGGCGCCAAAGTGCAGGCTGGAGAATCGATCCCCGATCCGGTTCCCTTGCTCTCTGAAAAAGCATCCTCGCGGAAACGCGGTGCACCGGGCGCTGGCCATTCAGCAGCAATGGAAATGCTGGCAAGATTGCGAAACGGGAAACCGAATACGAATTGAAATGCTGAAATTTCTGCGGCTACGGTGGGTAGATTGCGTTAAGTGCCTTGATGGCATGCAACGAGATGGGTTAAGCCATAAAATCGATTGTAGGCCTGTACAGAGGGTTTTAGCGCATGTGCGATTTGTGAGAGCAATCGCTATTTTTTAGTTGCAAATAATTACCCAATTGGTAATGATTACCTAAAAGGTGATTTAAGGAGTGAGCAGTGAAGCGAGTTGCAAACCGTTCCTTTGCCCTTGGCCGCCTTAAGACAGGGCAGATGAATAAAACCGAAGAAGCGTATTTCGCTGAACTCAATACGCAGAAGTCATCTGGCTTGATCGCCTGGTTCAAGTTCGAAGGGGTAAAGCTCCGGCTGGCAGACAACACGTTTTACACGCCTGACTTCGCAGTGATGCGCGCAGACGGAACGATGGAACTGCACGAGGTGAAAGGATTTTGGACTGACGACGCCAGGGTAAAAATCAAAGTCGCCGCGGATATGTACCCATTTAGGTTTATCGCGCTCAAGGCCAAAAGCAAAAAGGCCGGCGGTGGCTGGCAGCAAGAGGAGTTTTAACGATGGACAACATCGACGACGCAAACGAGCGCGCAGCCACATACCTACAGGCGCAGATCGATGCAGTAACCAAAAAGTCATCACTGCCGGCGGCGCATGAGTGCGACGAGTGCGGCGAAGAAATCCCAGAAGCACGGCGCAGAACCGTGCCAGGCGTCCGGCTCTGCATCGACTGCAAAGAGCTGGAAGAACTGAACCAACGTACACACAGATAAGGATTTGATAATGAAAAATATCGTTGAAAATCAATATATAAAAATTGATAACTCAGATTTCTCTTTTCTCACCAATCAAAAGCCATGGTTAAAAATCCCAGCAGATGGAAGCCCGTTAACGTTCACAGGAAACGCAGATGAGGCGGCAAAGGAGTTTTTCAACGCCCTGATTCGAGTGCGTGACGGATATATCTCAGCCCTGAAGGCTGAGCGCGATGCGCTGGCCGATCGAGTTAATGCGCTGGCTGTGGAGAGCAAGACGCTGTCCGACGCGCTTTCTTTGATTTCCCGTTGCTACAAACATTCTCCGCACATTCAAAGCATGTGTGTTGTTGAAACCCCAGCCACCTCCGCAGCACTTGCAGCTATCCAGGCGCAGGGAGTGGAGAAGTTCGCTGACTTCCTTGATTCACCGATCGACGGACAGCACTGCTATCAGAACGAAGTTGGCCTGGCGCGTCATTTCGCAAGCACGCTGCGGGAGGCCAAATGAAAGAGTGCCCAGTGATTTTCAACGGCGAGATGGTTCGCGCAATTCTCGACGGCCGTAAGACCCAGACG